TTGTGTTGCTTTATCTAGTGGGTGGTTATCATAAAGACATTCTTTTTGAGCCTTACCCAGTTTTGTTAATTCTTCAACAGACATATTTTCAACACTTTCAATTGTATTTCCAACGTATGCCTCCCCGTAAATTGCACCCTCTGCATCTGAACATACAAGTACTGACTCTACATCAGCAACCTGTTGAACACGAGAGCGCCACCAACCAGAACCTGCATGATAATATTCAGGCATCATGCAACCCCAGTTCTCATTATAAATTTTGCACATCTCAGGCTCTTTAACTCTATATGTTTCAATGCCTTTAGTTTGTTTTGTTTCTCGTCTTGGGCCAAAGTTTAGTACATCCCATGTTGGTTTCTGTTTGTTGAACCAACCCATAGTTTTACTTTGTACAATAGATGAAAATATCCATCTGAGTTTTTTCTCATCGGGTGGAATAATAATTGGCTCTTCGTCAAAGAATCCAAGTAATCCAATATCCTCACCATAGTTGTTTTCAGGTCTACGATTAAGATTGTAAGGATTTGGATTATAATTAATAATCTTACCTTTATAATCAATTTTAAATTTGTCGTTGTCACCACCAGCAAATGTACATAAAATCAAGTCATTCTGTTTTTGATTTACAATATTACATGCTTCAATGAACGTATCAATATGTTTACCCATATCTTCAAGTGGTGTGTCACCCTTATATAGATTTGCTAGGTATGTATTTGTTCCATAATCAAAGAATGGTTTGCCTGATTCTTTATGAGCAATAAGATTTTCTTCATACAATTTAAATGAGATGAATACTTCACGCACTTGCCAATCATCGTTAGCAAGAATTGCATCAGGTCTTGCTGTCAATGCATATAAAGCGTCGAAAGCATGGTGAGCAAAAGATTTAACAGATGAAAGATAGATAATAACTTTATCATATCCGCTAAGGTCTTCGCCAATTGATACTGTTCGTTGTTCAATCTCGTGGCCCATATCTTCAAGGCATCGAATTAAACTGTAATGTGAGTTTAGAATTTTGAGCTCTTTACCAAGATAGTAATCTTTAGTACATTGCTCTTTGTTAAACCCTGTGATTAAGATTTTCATAATATCTCCATTCTATAGTTTGGATTCCCACTCCAAAAACTTTTGTTCGTCAAATAATTTAGTACCTCCAGCTGTGGTTATGTGCTGAATGTATTTACCCTTTTTACCCCAGTGACCCCATTCGTTACTAATGCTTGTGTATTTACCATAATGGTTACCGACTAGGACATTAAACAATGATTGGTCATGCTGTGGTTGAGGCACATCGAGTTGTGCTCTCCAGTGGTCTTTTGTTGCTTCGTAATATTTTCTATCAAATAAAACTGTACCTGAGCAAAAGTATATATGCTCATCAGGTATTCCTAAGCGTTCGTTAAATCTTTTTTGTTTTGCAGCTGCTGCTTCTGTATTGTAGCCATAATCCATCATTGCTGAAAATTCATCGTTCTCAAATAAGTTAGGACAAATTTTAGTAATAATAGCATCACTATCCAAGTACATAATTTTATCGTACCCTTGCTCGAATAGTTTGTAAATATAAAGTTTATGATAAGCAGGTGAGTATTGGCTACCTAACCACTCATCTGTTGTAAGTCTGAAATACTCTGCATCATTTTGCATCGCATAAGCTTTTGCTCGTTGTGCTGAGTAATCGTAAAGTTCTTGTGCGTAATGAAATTTTTTCTTGCCTTCTGAGCGACCGCCATTCGGCTTTATCTGAACTTGAAAAACAAGGTTCTTTTCAATTTTACTCATAATGTAATCACCTAATTAATTGTATATTATAACATGTTTTTATTGGAATGTACACAATTATTTATGAAAATTTTACAGTGTAATTTCGCTGGCGTCATATATCGACCAAGCAACTCCTGCTTCTAAAAACATATTTGATGTTTTAGCAAAGGAACTCTTCCAATTATCTGGTACATCTTCTGCTGCCATAACAGTTCTTACACATCCTACTTGAATTATGCCTTTTGCACATTCATGACAAATTGGTAAACCCCAAACGTATGCAGTTGCACCACGAAGAGATTGACCATGAGCCGTGGCATTGTATATACCATTCATTTCTGCATGAGATACTAACTCATACTTAAGCTCTCTATCGTTGTATCGTTCTTCTGTATCTTCGATACCTCGTGGAAAGCCATTATAACCTGTAGAGACGATTCTACGATTGACAACATAGACAGCACCTATTTGTTTAGATGGGTCTTTACTCCATGTAGAAACTTCTCTTGCTAATCTTAAAAATCTTACATCCCATTTATCTGGCACTAATAAGTTCCTCAATAAAGTTGAAGTGTCTTTCGTAAACATGGAAGTTGGATGCTGTCCATATCAAATTACCACATTGAACACCGAGTTCATATGCAAGTTTATGTTGAACGCTTCTTGCCCATGCTTTATCATTGTTATAACCAAAGACTGCATCGTTCGAACGCATCAGATAATGAGATTCAAGTTGACCATCGCGAATATAAAATGTATTTGCGTATGTACACATAAAGTCATTCATGCCATCGCGAGACATATCGACATGCATACTTGGTCTATTGTATATCATAGTGGCTCTACGTGAATTTGGATTGTTTTTCAGTTCACGCAAAACATGTTTATATTGGTTACCATTATCTTCAGAATAAATGCACCAGCCGTAATTAGAATTAATCTCACCTTCTGTTGATGCAATTGATTTCCATATCTGAGGAGTTTCTCCAGGAATATCGTTTACATTAAGCGATTGAGATTCATACCATTCCAATTCACGTTCGATGTACTCATAGGCTGGTTTACGAATAACATAGTCTTCGTCTGCAATAAATGTTGCACCAATGATTTCAATAGTTTTAGCACCTGTTCTGTCGATTACAAAATCTTCATCAAGGTACTTATCAATAATCAGTTGTCTTATGTTACCAACTGTTAACATTAAATACTCTCCAGCAATGCTTCCATATCTTCAACTTCAGTTACTACTGAGCTGATATTTTGTTTGTGAAAAACTCTTGCAGCTTTTCGTAGTGTTGCTTTTGGGATATCAACATCATCTGCTAATGCATCAATTGCATCTTTTTGGAATGCTCTTTCGCCTTCCATTCTTACATATGAATTGCTAATTTCTTCAAATGCACCACGTATGCGTTTTTTATCTTCTTCGCTTGAAGGTATAATGATATTACTCATCTCTATTTCTCCTGTTAAATACATCATGACGAGGGTCTTGGCCTGGAATCATATGTCGAGCATATGCAACAAAGAAACTCGAATAGTTAATTAAGTCTTTAGCTGAATCTTCAAGCGATTCAAAGTTGGGTTCGTAATCATCAGATTGCATGGCTTCCATGACAGATTTCATGCGGAGCATTTTAGCGTGCATGATGTCATGGATTGTGGTTAAGCCATTAGGATAATAGTCCGCTTGGGAAACGGACGAATTAGGATTCTGATAATCACGAGATTTTTGTTCTTGTAAGTCAATGCATTCTTGCAAGACGTTTACAGATTCTCGGGACATAGTTTTCACCTTTTTCATAATTTAAAGTGTTATTATAACACGTTGTGTAAGTTTTGTCAACCTTTTTATACAACTTTTGGTGGCACTGGCTTAGCAAAATGATTGTTTACATTTAAGAGTTTGTCTTCAGCTTCAGATAATAGCTCTAACTCTTTGTCAATCGTTTCAATAACACCAGGATGTTCTGCAACACCTACGCCATTCTCAAGCATAACAGTAATATTTGCTTTATGCTCAGCAATTGCAGCTTGATACTTAGCGATCAAAGCTTGTAAAATTGTTTCTCTCAGTTCTTTCATGATATACTCCTATAAGTCTGAAAATTTGCCGTGATTACCTTCATGCGAAGGTGGGTACCAATCATCGGGCTTAATTAAATCTGGTACTCCAAGTGGGTTTGGTCGAGATGGTTTTTCACCTACCTCTTTGTTCATATTAGCTTTGAGAACTTCGTCCCAAGCTTTATAAGGGTCGACACCGAAAGCATCGAGTGTGCCTATGGCAACAACACATAGGTCAATTAATCCATCTACAATTTCTTCTGCATCATTTTCAGATACAGCTTTACGAGTTTCTTCTAGTTCTTCATTGAGAAAGTCAACACGAAACTCGAGAAACTTTTTTAGTTTCTCTGGATTGTTTTCAACCCATTGTCTTGTTAGATATTTACCTTGCATTAAGTGAATATCTTCTACCCAGTTTTTACTCATTAGGCATTCCTTGTTGAATGTATACGCCGATGGTACCAATTTGACCATCTGTTAAACCTTTAGCTGTGGGCCACATCATTGCAGATTGTGGTCCTACGACTTGACCTGCTTTATAAGCAAGTAGTTTTGAAATAATGTAATCAGCATTTTGTCCTTGTAATTTAGGACCTAGTCCGCCTTGACCTTGTGGGCCATGACATGCTGCACATGTATTCCAAACTTGTCTGATATCTTTGAAGCTATCAAGATTGTCTTCTGCTGCTGCATTTGCTGATAACACTAATGTCATCGCGATAATTAATTTGTTCATAGTTTTGCCTCTAGTTCTGTATACCCACCGATAGCTTCACCATCCATAGTAATCTGAGGAAAGGTTCTAGCTGTAGGAAACTTTTCAAAAAATTCTTCAGTGGTATAATCTTCTTGTAGAGTTAAGTACTCATACTCTACACCTTTTTGTTCACATAAGGTTTTTGCCATTACGCAATAACCACATGATGGTTTACCATAAATCGTTACCATAGTTTCTCCTATACTAATTTAAGTCCGCCACCTGAGTCAGGCATTGCAATACCTGTTGTAGCTTCAATGACTTGTCTTTTTAATTCTTCAGCAGGTTCTAATTGGAACATAACGTGTTGTTCACCAATAACTACTGGGCCACGTTTTGCATAAGGTACAAAAGGAACCATTCCAATTTTACCTTCACCTGCAGGTACCAACAGAATAGCGTCTGTTAGTGTGTAAAAGCCTTTATCATAACTGACTTCTGCAACAACCTCTTCGCCCGTTACTAGCCTTACAATTTGTACATCTTTCATAATGTCATTCTCCTATTTTGTGCTATATTATAACACATTTGTTTGTATTTGTCAACCAAAAAATAAATCCAATGTATCTTGTTTTTCAGAAGTCCAGCCGAGAGCTTCAATGATATGCTCGATGGGACTAAGGAATACTTTGTCGAATTGTGTTTCGTAATCTATATATTGTTCGAGTCCAAGTTCAGTTGGTAGTACAGCTGGAAACGAGATAACGTTTTCACGTATCGGATTTGGTACTTTGAGATACACAAATTTTATCTTGTCACCTGACTGAACAGACTCATATCGTTTGCTGAGACCTTTCT